AGAACTTAAGAGTCTGTCCAAAGTAGAAAGAGTGGTAATGACCCAACCATTATTTGAAAATGGTCTAGTCCTGCTACCTAGAAACATTTCCCTAGTTAATGACTTCCAGGATGAGCTGTTAGGATTTACAGAAAACGGCTCAACAACGGGCAATGATGATATGGTTGACACTTCAACTATGGCGCTCATACAATTAAAAACTGCAACTAGATCAAAGTTTTCTGCAGGGTAATATAAAAAATATGGCTAGTTTTTTCCAAAATATCGTAGACAAATTATATAAAAGAGAAGTTAGCAAGACGGACTTCAAAGCTCTATTTCACAGAATAGACTTTGATAACTTTTTTCAAAACTTATCTTACTACGTAGACCCTGATGAGCTTGCCCTAAAAGTAGGAGACAGAAGAGTCTTAAATAAACTCTATTATGATGGTGAGATATATGCGGCTGTTGATAAAAGGTTAGTTGCACTCCTTACTACAAAGCTCACTATTCAGGGGCCTTCTGAAGAAGTTAATCGTTTCATGGAAGATCAAATCCTGCCACATGAAAGACAATTGAAGCAAGATTTTTGGTGGTCTGTTGCTTACGGCTACAACGTCGAACAAATTATTTATAATGAAGATGGCTCGGGTAAAGTTACGGGATTTCAAAAAGAAGAATTTTGGCGTTTCCAACCTATGCCTGACTTAGTTCACGTTAAGTTAAGATATGGGGCTAGAGATAAGCTTATAAATAACCAGGTCCTAGACTATGGCAAATGGATTTTATCTGTAAATAATGGAACTGCTTTTAATCCTAGAGGCGACGCAATGTTTAGCCGTCTCTACCTTGCATGGTTATTTAAATGCAATGACTGGGATTTGTGGATGAAATTTGCAGAGCGATATGCTCTAGGTTTCTTGCATGGCAAGACTCCTAATGCTGAAGATGTGGAGTCCATGCGTGAGTCTTTACAAACTGCGCAAAAAGGCTCGGTCTTAGCTACCACGACAAGTGATAGTATTGATTATATCCAGCCTTCTCGTGACTCATCTATTTTTGATATCATAGATAACAAAACTACTGACTTATTTTACAGAGTTATTCTTGGGGAAACTCAAACTTCTATCATGGCATCTAGAGGCTCTTCTCAAAGTGCAGAAGTGCACAATGATGTTAGGTTAGAAAAAACATTAAACGATATTAACATAGTTGAAAAATCTATTAATGAAGCTATGAGACAAATTGGGGATGTTAACGGAATACCTCTTGAGCTTATTCCCACTTCAAACTTAATTTATGAACAGGGACTTGAAACAGCTCGTGCATCTAGAGATCAAATTTTAGCCGGCACAGGTCAGCTTAAATTTACGAAGGAATATTGGATAAACAATTACGGATTCGAAGACAATGAAATAGAAATAGTAGAGGCACCAGCACCTTCCTTAAATCCTTTTTTTAGTGCTCAACAATCTGCTCATCAAAAAAAAAGCCTTTTCTTAAGTGATAGGCAAGCTCTAGAATACACTGGACTAGATGGGTGTAATGAGTGCGGTGGGGTTAAGGATGCCTTAAAATACTCACCCGGAGATAAAGAGTTAAATCAAAGAGAGGATGTTGTTAAGTTCCTGACTAGAAATCAGGGCCAACCCATAGACATTAACTTAGTCATAGCTTCTATAATGACGGCTACTGATTCTAAAGATTTAGATGAAAATCTATTAGCTTTATTTAATGAAGATGACCCAGGCTTTAACGATATTTTTACAGAAGCAAGTTTCTATGCTGCGGCTCTAGGGGCTAGGCAGGGAAATCCTAAAAAACTAGACGCCTCTAAAACTGACATTGAGCTATCCCCTTTTAGAATACAATTTGCAACTAAGGAAGAAGTTACTTTTGATTTTTCTCTTAATATTTTAAAGGACAGAGTTGCAGTTACTAAGTTCTATTATAATGACTTGCCTAAAGATTTAAGAAGGCTTTCTTTTTATGTATCTGGTTTAGAAAAACTTAGAGAAATAGAAATGGTTAAGACGTCTCTTGCTAACTCTATAACTCAGGGTAATTCTTTTAAACAGTGGAAGGACTCCCTTGACACAAGTGCTATGGAGTCCTTAGCCCAGGCTAGACTAGAAACAGTTTACCGAAATAATGTGAACACCGTTTATAATCAATCGATGAGATACAACGCTGGAACTTCTAACGTAACTCCTTATCTTATGTATACGGCCGTTGGGGATAGTAAAACTAGACCCTCCCATTTAGAATTAGATGGCACTGTTAAAAAAGCTGACTCCTCATTCTGGGATAAATACACTCCACCCATTGGGCATAACTGTAGATGCGGGGTTCTCAACATGACTCTAGAGGATGCGAAAGAAGTAGGAATTTCCAGAAAGAACGTAAATAATTTTCCTAAGCCAGAAGTAGGTTTTGGGGATGCATCTAATAAAACTTACGGAAATGTATTATCCCCAACTAAGCAGGCAGCATTAAGAGCCATAAATAAACTTCCTAATAACTCACCCTACAAGTCTAGGTTTAAAAATTCTTTAGACCAGGTTGACCGAAAGGTTGATCTTTGGTGGAACACAGTTGAGAATAAATTTAAATAGGGGATTTTGAATGTCAAATAAAATGTTTATTACCCAGACCTTTTCACTTGATGACAAGGATAAGGACGGGGAGCTAACAGGAAAGTTTAAAGGTGTGGCTTATTCAGGCCAGCCCATCGACTATCACTCTGGCTATCAGAATTTAATTACCGATGTTAACTCAATATCTTTTAAAGAGAAGCTTCCAATATTTTTACATCATGACCCAACTAAAATTGCCGGCTATGCCACAATAAAAGTTGTTGATAATAAAATCCTCATTGAAGATGGCCAGATTTCTAAGAGCACTGAGAGTGGAAAAGAAGTTTTAAACTTAGCTAAGGAAGGTTTTAGCTGGGAGTTTTCAATTGGCTATTCTTATGACTTTGAAAAGATTGAGGATATTAAAATAGGAATTGAAACAGAAATTAACGGATATCCTGTAACGGGACCCGCAACAATTATAAAAGATAGCTGGCTTCAAGAAGTTAGTTTTGTGCCTGTTGGCGCAGACAAGCAGACTGTAGCTGAAATTTTTAAAAAACAAAATGATAAAGGGGAAAGAATGAAAAACAAAATAGAATTTGATAGCGCAGCATGGGAAAAATTTGCATGCGGCTGTGGTGGTACAAAAGACTCATCTCTAGAAGAGCTTGCAGAAGTTATGATTGATGAGGATGTTTTAAAAGCTTTAGAAGAAGAAAATGCAGCTCTTAAATTAAGAATTGCAGACCTTGAAGCTGAAATGAAAGCATCTCAGGCTAAAGATTTAGAAGAAGAACTGTCAGCTCTAGTTCTAGAAAAAGGGATTTCTCTTTCAGCAGAAAAGATAAAAGAATATTCTCTTGATAGCGTTAAGGCTAAGTCCTTTATTGAATTTGCACTTCTTGTGGAAGCTAAAAAAGTAGAGCCTAAAAAGATTGATGCTAAGTTCACTAAAAAAGTTGAAATTTCTAAGGATGAGCCTGCTAAAACAAATTCTACTGATGATAGAATGTCTAGAATTACGCAGGCTAAAGAGCTTATTAAAGAAGGTAAAGCTAAGAACCTTCCCCAAGCTTTGTTGATAGTAGATAAGTTAAATAAATAATTTTAAAAAATATAGGAGATTAAAAAAATGGGATATAGTTTAGCAAATAAAATTGTAAATGCTTTTGAATTAAAAAAGAACTCAGCCATCTCATCGGATGCTGCTAACGCTAGAAAAATTGGTCAGCTAATTCAATTAGCTACTGATGGAAAGGTGCAAGCTGCTACCACTGTAACTGCTCTTTACTTTCCACTAGAAGAAAATGCAGACGTAGACACTTATCAGCAAGCTGGCAGGTCAGTGGATGTTGTAGTTTCGGGTGTTGCAAATGTTGCAGTAGAAGTCGCAACGGGTATTGATGCTGGTGAAGTTGTTAACGTAGGACCTGCGGGTCTTGGTGTTGTGACTGGTGTTGGTGTTACTGCGGCTGCTGTTAGAGTAGGAATTGCTTTAGAATCTGCGGCGGGAAAAGCTAGCATTGCAGTTTTGTTGCAACCTGCATTAGTAGCGGAAATAGTTTAATAAAAAATTTAGAATTTAAAAATTAACGGGGGAATAAAATAAAATGGCAAAATCAAATTATCCAACAGAAAGATTATTAGCAGACATAGTTTTCGAAATGGGACTTAAAAGAGAGGGACTAGTTGCAGAATGTGCTTTCCCTGGAATTGCAGTTCCATCATGTGATTTCAAATATGCAGACTGGACCACGACTGCAGATTTTAATGGTAGAATGGACAACCTAAAAGCGGTTGATGATTTAATAGGATGCTACTCAGCACCTAAGAGAATTGACCCATCTAGCTTTAAATATGTTAATGCTTCTACTCAAGAGCACGCACTAGAAATGGTTTTAAAAGATTGTTGCGGTCCTAACTTTTGTGGTCCAGTTACGATTGACGTTGATGGCGCTAAGACTATGGAGCTAACCGATCTTTTGTTACTTCAGCATGAGTTAAGAGCTATCGGTATCATGACTAATGAAGCTTCCTACACTAATGCGGGAACTGATTTACCTTCTGAGATTACTGCTGAGGGAACAAGGTTTAACCTTACGCTAGCAAATCTTTTAAGCCCATCTTTTGATCTTTTTGGTTATTTCCAAGATATCCAAAGCGACAATGAGCTTACAGGTGCTAGAAACGTATTGATAACTAAACTATCTTTATTTAATAAACTTCTTAGACACCCAAGTGTTAAGCCAGGCGGTTGTGCTATTCCCGTAATGGCAGCTCAAGAGGAGCTTGCGTCACTATTAGGGCTACAAAAGATTTGTATTGCTGACACTGCGGTTAACACTGCACTTCCTAACCAGCCTTTTAACTTGTCAAATACTTTTGGCGAATATTTCTTCATGGCAAAAGCTGTTAAGTTACAAAGAACGGAAGCTCCAGTTAGAGGTTATGGCATGAGTCCTTTTACTAAGGATGTTTCATCTCTAGTTAAGTTTGACGATAACTTAGGTGCAGAAGGCGGAGATATTCAGGTTGTTTACCACGATCTGACTCCTACTGTTGTAGATATTAAAGCTGCAACCTTAATTAAAATTACTGCATCATAAGGTTTAAATAACTTATGAAAGTTATTAGAGCTTTAACAGATATTTATGTCCCTATCACTCCCGAAGAAGGGAGTGAGAGTTACATGATGTTAAATAGAGTTTCAGCAGGGGACCTGGCACTAGTGTCAGATTCT